AGAAACTACCGACCTCGACGAGTCCAGCGAGGAGAACCTACCCCAGCCTGTGTCCGTGCTACCGGGCGAGGGCGCGTTGCAACGCTACGGTTCTTTGCTCGAGGTCTCCGCAGTCGCCACTATGTTCAGTGTAATGTCCTCGAACAAGGTGTCCGCTGGTGAACGGCTGGAAGCGGCGAAGCTCGCCCTGGGTGCAATCGGCAAGCTGACTCCCGCTTCGCAGGGAGGTGCTGTGCTCTCTATCCAGCTGATGGAACCAGTGAAGAATGCCTTCCGCGGATTCTCCGACTTTGTCGATGTGATGGACCGCACTCCGAGGGCCGAGGTGGTCAAGGATGGCGTATGACAAAGAGAAGGGTTTCACGTTCGACCATTTGCCGGCACCGAGCAAACAGCCCACTACCGAGGGTGCTGTCGGACGGGTTACAGTAGATGCCCATCGAGTGGCCGTCCCTGGAGATAAGCCCGCATCCGCTAGCGGTGACGTTCGCACAGGATCCGAATCCTAAGCTGGTACTCAAGCACATTGTCTCCGAAGTAGCCTCCGGTAATTTTCCTGCAACCAGCGAGACCTTCCGTCAGTTGCTCGCAGAAGCTGGCCGGGTCTCACTGTGGTTCTACCTGCGGTTCATTTGCGGCTCAGCCGGTCCCTACGAGAAGCTCAATACCGACATCCATGTGGATATGTGCAACTATCGGCAACGGCTTCTGCAGCCCGGCGTCAAGGGCGCTATCTTGGTCCCCCGTTCAACCTACAAGAGCACGATTGCCTCGCATGGGGCCAACTCGTGGGAGCTTGTCCGAGACCCCAACCTATCTATCGGCTGTACGTCGGAAATCTACGACCGCGCTGAGTCATTCGTCAAGCAGACTATCAGCAACTTCGAGGATAACGAGCTGCACAAGTGGCTCTACCCAGAGTGGCAGAAGGCGAACCGCACAGGCGACGAGTTGATCCTGGCGAACCGGACCAAGCGCCGTGTGGAGCCCTCGCTCAAGGCCATCACTGCCGGTGGTGCGACTGCCGGCATCCATGTGGATCTGTTCAACTGTGACGACATTGTCGGCGAGGATATGCTTAATAGCGAGCGGTCTGCCACTGCCGACATGTACCGGATGGCAAATTGGCTCCACTCGAACCTGCGTACTCTGGTAGTCTCGTGGTCAGAATCGCGGGTGGTTGTGGTGGGAACCCGGTACTCGCTCGACGACCCTTACGAGCCGATCATGCTCCACTCGAAAGCCCGTTACGGCTACTGGGACACTGTAGACTATGCGGAGGATGCCGGGGGCGAGTGGGAGACCTACTACCGACCGGCCATCCAGGACGGGGAGTCGATTTTCCCGGCGGCTTACACGGTAGAAGCCCTCGATCTGATGGCCGAGACCAACCCGTGGCTCAAGGCTACGCAGTACGACAACAATCCGCTGGCCGCTGGAGTGGCTGACTTTGCCGAGTACTCCCCAGGTACCTGCACGATGGACTGGAAGGACGAGCGGCACGACTACGAGATTACCTTCGACGACGGTCTGGTAGTTCCGCTGAGTGCATGCGATGTAGTGTGCGGCGGGGACCCATCGGGAGGGGGCAAGTCGAGGGGACCGAAAAGCTCGAAAAATGCCGTAGGTGTAGTAGCCAGGACCTCCGACGACAGGCTGGCTATTATCGAGGCCCAGTCTGGTTTCGTCGAACCGACGCGCTTCTTCGAGTGGCTGTCGGAGTACCAGCGCAAATATGGCACTACTCTGCGCTCGACCTATGTAGAAGCTGTCGCCGGCTTCAAGGCAATGGTGAAGCTGCTCCAAGCGGAAGCCCGCCGGTTGAGTGTCCGTGCGCCGCTACCCGTTCCGGCACTGGGCGAGAAGGAGTCCACGATACGGAGCATATTCCAGCCGTATCTGAACCGCAAGAAGCTCTATATCAGGAAGGAAATCCGCGGCAAGGTGATGGAGGAACTGCGGGTGTTTCCGTCTACCCGCATGGATTTGCTGGACGCTTTGAAAATTGCAATATACAAGACCCACAAGCCTGAATCTGATACAATGGACGACGAGTGGGACGATGACGAGGATAATCCAAGGCTGCGGAAAGGGCGCATTGTGCGTAATAGCCGTGTCTTGGCAGCCACTGGCTACTAAAGGAGCACCGAATGAGCGACGAAGTAGAGATAATGGACGAAGGAGCAGACACTGGCACGACTTCCGCAGAGGGCACCACGGGTCTCTCGCCCTATGTGCTGAACGATGTGTTCAGTTCGGACGAGCAGAGGCAGGCATTTGTCGGCTGGATATCCAGCGAGATAGTCGATGTGCGCGATGGCGGTGAGCGGGCAGAGCGCGAGGCTCTGTGGCGCAAGTACCGCAGGATGCGCAGGGCCAAGAAGGAGTCTACCAAGCGGGATACTCCGTGGGTCAATTCGGCGGCTATCGAGTCTACTCTGGCGGCACAGAAAGTCAACGCGATCTATGCGAAAGAGGTCGCCGCGTTCGCGATAAAGAAGCCACCGATCCGCGTGTCGAGTGGGTCTCCCGAAGAGACCGAGTTCGCCGCCACGCTGGAGCGCTTCTTCAAACACGTTGGTGAGAACCGCTACGGTATGAATATGCCGGTGAACCAGAACCAGCTGTTCTACGACCAGGTTTCCCTGGGTGCCGGTATTGCCAAGGTTCCCTTCAAGATTGACCAGTGGAGCTTCAAGCGCTCCAATGCTCAGACAGGGACCGAGCAGGTGAGCTATGTGAGGCACCGCGGGCCGGCAGTAGTGCCGATTCGCATAGAGGACTTCTTTACCAGACCCTACTGGAAGGACATCCAGCGGGCACCCTGGATTGCCGTGCGCTACCGCATGTTCCGTCACGAACTGGAGCAGAAAGTCGCGTTGCAGTTCTTTGCAGAGAGCGAGCTGGTACTCCAGACTCCGCTGACCAAGCTCGACGATGCTGCGGATTCGTCGCTGCGGGACGCTTCTTTGAACTCGCAGTCGCTGGGTGCGACCAAGGAAAATGAAGAGTTCGAGATCTACGAAGTCAACGCATTCTACGATGTGGACGGTGACGGATACGCTGAGGATGTGATTGCCTGGATAGAGCCTGAGACCCAGACCCTGCTCCGCAGTGAGTTCAATCCCCTCTCGATACGCGACATAGAGTTCATCCCCTATATCGAGGACCCGGAGACCCTCTACCCGATTGGTGTGATGGACTTGGTATCGGATCTGCAGGATGAAGCGACTAGCTTGAAGCGGATGCGCCTCGACGGAACCAAGCTGTCCATGCTCAAGATGTTTGTGTCCAGGACTGGGGCTGGCATCGGACCTAATGAAACCTTCGAGCCTTTCAAGCATTTCCAGCTCGATGATCCAGCGAGCGACTTTCGCACTATTGACTTCCCTGATATCTCGGGAAGCTGTCTTGCGGGCGAGGAGCTGTGCAAGCAGGAAGCCGACCGGGTGACAGGTGCGAATGACTACATGACCGGGTTCAACGACAAGACCGTAGGCTCGGGAGCCTCTGTCGGGGGCACGATGTTCCTGGCACAGCAGGGTAATTCGATCCTCAACTCGATCCTGACCCGTGCCGAGCAGGCCATCGGCAACATCTACATGATCGCGCTGTACCAATGTATGGCCAATCGTGACCATGTGGACCAGAGCTTCATGACTCTCGAGGACCAGTCCAACATGCAGGTTATTCTATCGATGGCAGTGGAGGAAATCCCTACCAAGTTCCGGTTCAAGGTCGAGACTACCGACATATCGAAGACCGATGAGTCCCAGAGGCAGAATCTGCTCGGTGCTGCGCAACTCTACTCCATGTACGGACAGCAGATGATGCAGCTGGCTGCAATGGCACCGTCGTTGCAGGCAATGATCCCCGAGATATCCATGAAGCTCGCTATCGGTGCGACCGAGATACTCGAGAATGCCCTCGACAAGATGGGAATGGCCAACGCGAAGTCGATGGTGCCGTATTTCGACCATGTGGCGGTCCAGCTCCAGGCAGCGGACCAGCTGCGGGCAGAGCAGACAAGGCAGGCCAAGGAGGCAATGCGTGCAAGAGGATCTGGGGCAGGTGGTGCAGGAGCGAATATCGCAGGTAGCGGAGCGCAGGGGATGGCCCCGGACAGTGGTGGAACTGCTGACGGAGCTGGACTCGGAGGTGGTGGTGGCGCTGGTGTCGCTGTTGGGGGTGGAGGAGGCCAAGGCTTCCAAGGCGCTGGTCCAGGCTTCTAGCGGGCTGGAGCTACTGCAGGGACAGGCGCGGGCATACGGTTCGATTGCCAAGCTCCTTCAAAGTGAATGGAGCTTTTTACACGAATCTTTGAGCAGGAGGGAATGATGGTTACGAATGACGAGTTTTCGCCACAGGCAAACGTAGTGCTTGACACACTGCCGGCAGAACCCGGCGATGGACGGGATGTCGCCGATCCGTGGGGCGATGTGGAGATCGATGATGGTCCCGGTGTGTCGAGCTCGCCCG